ACTTGTAAAGTATATCTATTGTGCATACCTAAATTTATAGCACTGTGAGGTGTTTCACCTTGCCAAGATTTAACGTTGCCCGATTTCCAATTTGTAAAACAGTCGTTGTTTACAACTAGCATATGCCCTGGTACACTATCTTCTAAAAATATGACGTAGCGTTTTATGTTGTTTAAATCTGTAACATTATATTTTTTAGAATAAAATCCATATTTGTCTTGATGTACTGGAAGATAGTTACCAGGAACTAATCGATGTATTGCAATGCCAATATGTTTAAGATTAGGAAAATAAGATTTAACTGTTTCTGTAAATTCATTGGTATACGACAATTGATATACATCAATTGTTAATTTTTCTAAATCGTGTCCACTGTTTTTCCAATGTTCAACTTGATTAGGATCTTTGAAATGTTCAGTAGTATAGTTGAGTTTTTTATAGAAATCATTCCAAAAAGGTTCAATATGCACAGTCATAACGTATTTATAACCCTACTTTATATCATAAATATGTTATGATTGAAAGAATTTCACTTGTTGTTTCAAACAAATTAATGGATGAAGCACGTAACTCCTTACCCAATATTGATTTTAAATTAAGTTTAAATCAACCTACTGGTGATTTCTTTTACGATCCTTGGGAAATTAAAGACGAATTTAAAAATACTGTTTGGGAAGAAATTATTGATAGTTTGCCTAGCGATCGAGGCGAAGCTAGAATTATAAAACTAGACATTAAAACGTGTTATGCTATGCATTCTGACATTGATGATAGATGGCATTTGGCATTACAAAAAGGTGAAAGCTATCTAGTAGACTTAGACAAAAAAGACATGCACCAAACACTGCCAGGTATTTGGTATATTATGGATGCCGGAAGACTACATAGTGCAGTAAATTTTGGAGATGCTAGTAGATATCAATTGGTTGTTAGAAAACTACTGAATAAAAATACACTAACTGCTCCAGTAGGAGTAAATTTATCTATTAACAATCCTCCTGAAAATTATAGATATGTTGTAGATCAATTTATTAGTCCAAAGTTAAATTACTGGAACAAAAATAATAAATTATCAAATTTCAAACAAAATAACGACAAATCAATTTCTTTTATGTTAGAAAAAGATTCAATATCTGAATTAGAAAAAGCAGTAGACAAACTTAACTTAGACACAAGAGTAATTTATGACTCCATTTAAAAAATATATAGATGGCAACTTATGTCAAGCAACACCTATATATGACGGGCTTTATGACGATGACACATTTGTAATGAAATTTAAAGATTCGTTTTGGTTTAACCAAGAAATAAGAGGCATAGGATTAATATCTCACAAATGGTATGCTCCTGAGATTACTTCTGTTAACTCTTTAGAAAAAGAAATTAAATTTAAGTGGTATGATACTAATCTAAATCATTTATTTCATTTTAACAAAAATTTACCAAATGACTGGAGAGAACAAATTAAGTATATTCTACAAGACTTAAAGGATGCAGGATTATATAAACTTAATATATATCCACATACTTTTTTTGTAAAAAACGATAAAATTTGTATAATGGATTTACATGCCTGTCTATGTCACGATGACGAAATAAAACAAGATGCTATTGGAGATGTTATAAACGACAAAAATAGATTTCAATTTGAAAACGGCATTTTAAATATCAAAGATACATATGAATATACAATAAAACAAAACATAGGAAACTGGCCTGGGAATTTTTTAAATGGTTAAATTTATAGGAAACTGTAATAACATAATAGACTGGAATGCAGTTATTGAATGTGTAAACAATTCTACACCTGCGTACATAGGTCCAAGACACGATGTAGGACATCATGTAGAAGGTGTTCAGGAAGTTGCAGCACCGTTGCGTGATGCAGGTTATAAATTTAAAGCAGAAGGCGGTAATGCTAGTTGGGAAATGCATTTTCCGGGCGAACAATTCCCCAAAGAAATAGTTACAACATTTATGGATTTTGTCGGAATGAAATCGTATATAAATTGTTGGATTAGTAAAGTATTACCAGGCGATGTTGCACCGTGGCATTGGGATATTACAGATGACGAAAAAACGTTAGATGCTAGTGGAGATCTTAAAAGATTTCATTGTCATATAGATATTCCTAGACCTGGACATATTTTTATTTTAGACGATACTTGTTTATATAATGAAGCACAAGGAAATGTATATCAATGGCCAGATAGAAAAAGCTGGCATGCTGGTGCAAATGCAGGACTAACTCCAAAGTATCTTTTTAATATATGGGGTTAATAAAATTCTAAAGTATTTATACCAAGTACTTTTCTAAACTCTGGTGTAAACTTACAATCAACTCGCATACCGTATTCAATTTCTTTAGATTCTTCACCTCCATGCCAATCTTGGTCATTCCAAAAACCTGCATGACAATTTAGATAGTGCTTGTTTTGTGTTTCTGGATCCCATATATAAAATCCTCTTTTTGTACGATAGCGTATGTGTATAAATTCGTTGTTGTGCGGACTATATTGTTTATCGTCCATGACGCCATTGTTTGCATCTAAATCTCTGTGTTCAAATGCTCTTCCGTTATGATCACAATGAAAAAATATCACACGTCCTATTTGATCAATAACACCTTCTGTAACTAAATTTTCTACCCATTTAACTGCTCCTGGAAAATATGAGCTTTCTTCTGTTTTTTGACGTTCGGCATTGCGTTCGTTCCAATCGCCTTCATTCCATAAAAAATAATATATGTAAGGATCGTTAGCATCTAGAGTAGCTTTTAAATAACGTGTAAAAATATTTCGTTGTTTATAGTCACCAAAATTAGTAGGTAATATTTTATTGCCTTCTATCTTAATAGGATTATCGTCTGGTAATGCTTGATATTCTTCCCATGCCTTGTATATAGGCTTCCAATTAATAGTGTAACTACAATCTTTCCAATCAAACCCGGGTGCCATCCACGTGCCTTCTTTTGCATAATCTCGTGCTAGTGCAAATCCTCGACATATTTCAGGATGCAAATTTTTGAATCCTTCTATGTCTAAGTAAGGATCTAAGTTAATATACGGTTTTCCGCCAATTCCTCTTATCATATAACTACTTATGCGGTAAGTAGTAGTATGAATACTAAGTTTGAGTATTATTTTAACGACATACCCGGAACTGGACTCTGTAGAAACAATTTAATTTATACAAGTCTTGTTGATTCTAATTTGACTACATTTGTACAATGGTATTATAATGACGGAGAATACCATAAAGGACAAAATCAAGTAGTTGATCCTAGTCTAATGCAAGAAAAATTTGATAGAGAAGTAAAATACTTAACTCTAATGACTGAAAATTTTCCCGAGCTTGTTCCTAAAATAAAAGAGATTGATACTACAAACCGTAAAATTTATTTAGAAATTGACGGAAAAGATTTTTGGAATCGTGCAGGTTGCTTAACAGAAAATTATGATAATGTGTTACCGGACTGGCAAGATCAAATGATCGAAATAATTAATGCACATAAAAGTTTAGGCCTTCACAAATATTCAATGCATCCTTCAAGTTATTTTGTAATAGATGGAAAACTAAAAAGTATTAATTACTTTTTTACATACCATAACACCGAACCTAACTTTAGTATTGCAGATGTAGAAAGTCACATATACAGTACACGTCAAGATAAAATGCGAGAGCATTTAGAAACTTTAGGTATTGAGTGGAATACTCCGCAGACATTCGAAACTATGGATAAATTATGCTGGAATAGTTTTAGAAATAATTATCCTATAGAGTTTATAGAAAGAGTTTTACAAAAAATATGAATTTATACTTAAATCCAAAATGGCAGAGAATTGGAATTAGTCTTAGTGGAGGAGCAGATAGTGCTTTATTAGCATACCTTATCTTAAAACAAACTAATGCCGAAATATTTTTTACTACACAAATACGTATGTGGAAGTCGAGACCTTGGCAAGGATATATTGCAAGACAAGTAGTACGTTGGTTTAAATTTAATTTTCCGCACACAATACATCACATTGAAGGATTTATTCCTCCAGAAATGGAAGAACCGCATACTACAAATATAAAAGACGAATACGGTAAAATTAAACCTGGTAATAGAATTATACTTAGGGCGCATAATGAATATATTGCACACGAACACAAATTAGATGCTTGGTTTGCAGGAGTAAATAAAAATCCAGACATAGAAATACCCGGAGCATTATCTGAAAGAGACGAAGGTACGTTACCTGTACATATGGAACATATGGGAGTTGACATTTATCATCCTTTCGTGTATACTAGTAAAGACTGGATTATAAAACAGTACTATGAAAATAAAATAGAAGATTTATTAAATTTAACTCGAAGTTGCGAAGGCGAGTTTGAAGGATTAGATTATACTACATGGACTCCGGGTAAAAATGTACCCACTTGCGGAGAATGTTTTTGGTGTAAAGAAAGAGAATGGGCTATTAACAAATGTCAAGATTAATTACCTTCGGTTGTTCTTACACTTGGGGAGCCGGGTTACCTGGAGATGGTCTTTTTCCAAGCAAATTATCATGGCCAGTTTTAGTAGCTGAAGAATTAAACTTAGAGTTAATAAACAAAGGAGAACCTTCTGCTAGTAACACAGAAATATTATATGAGATTTTAACATTTGATTATAAACCAACAGATATTATTGTAATTATGTGGACACATACACATAGAGATTTAATTTTTAGTAAATGGGGTGCTAGATTTAAGTCATTAAGAAAAAGATTTAATGCTTCAAAAAAAGATAAATCTTGGCAAAAAATGATGAACAAAACAGATTATAATACAAAAAGTTGGTTGTGTATTCATCATGCAGATCTTTTTTTAAGATCAAAAAATTTAAAATATTTACACTATCCATTTTCTATACACGAGTTGTCTAAATGCACAATTAAAGGATTAGAAATTTCAAATTTTTGCAAAGATGGTATGTTTTTGTTAGACAAAGGGACAGATAATTTACATCCTGGTATACGATCTCATAAAGCTACTAGTAAGAATATAGTTAAGGTATTAAATGAAAAATAAATCGTGTACATTTTGTATGCACCCGTTTACAGGGCTTGCTACACGAGAAGACGGAGCAATTAAGGTTTGTTGCCGTAGTGCTCCTATTGGATTTATACAAAATGAAACTCTAGAAGAAGCATGGAACAACGATACCATGCGAGAAGTACGCAGGCAAGTATTAAATAACGAGCGTCCAGAAGTTTGTAAGCCGTGCTTTGACCTAGAAGATCAGGGCGTACAGAGCTTACGACAGCGTCATATAGCAGGGGTTATACCAGAAGCACGTATAAACTTGTATCCAGATGCACTAGACGCACTAGACGACAATTATACAATGCCATTTGAGCTTCCTACTATGGAAATTAAGCTCAATAATCTCTGTAACCTCAAATGTCGTATGTGCAATCCTTTAGATAGTACACAATGGAAAGACTGGAGTGAGGTAAAACCTTTTTACGAAAAAGAGAATAATATTCTTATTCCAATTATAGACAAACTTACAGACACACCTGGAAAATATATTGGACCGTTTGACAACAGTGAAAACTGGTGGGCATCCTTTACTAAACTATTGCCGCACTTCCGCAGAGTAGAATTTGCGGGTGGGGAACCTTTGATGGATCCTTATCATTACAAGATACTTGACATGTTAGCACCTTACGGCGAAAACATAGAACTAAAGTATGCTACAAACGGTACTACGCTAGGTATAAAAGGGGGACGCACTATACACGATTATTGGCCTAAGTTTAAATCAATCGCTGTAAACGTAAGTATAGACGGTATACACGATGTCTACGAGTACATTAGAGGCAATGGTAAGTTTAGCGAAATAGAAGAAAACATCAAAGTGTTTAAGTCATTTCCTAATGTAAGTCGTGTAGTAGGTGCGTTTACTGTACAAGCAAACAATATTATGCAGATTGACAAAGTAATAGAATACTTTTTAGAAGAAATGGGTATTGTTTTTTATTCGCATCGTGTAAACTATCCCATGGCGCTATCTGCTCAAGTTATTCCAAACTTTTTAAAAACAATTGTAATTAATAATCTTGAACAAATGAAACACAAAGTATTAGGCTATAGTTTAGTTAAAGAGTATGATATAATAAAGCAAGTTACACTACAACAAATACAAGATAATATAAATTTCTTAGAAGCAAAAGACATGCATCCTACCCATTGGCAAGATTGTGTAAATTTTAATCGTGCGCTAGATAAAACACGTAATCAAGATTTTCTTACTGTAAACCCGGAGTTTGCTCCGTATGTATAGAATAGAAAGTAGATGGGGTCATCAAGATAGTATACATGTTGAATGGAATATTGGTAAACGCTGTAACCTAGACTGTGCGTATTGTCCTGCTGAAATACACGACAATTTTTCACCACACACTGACTTAGATGTTATGGTTAACACAATATACGAATTAGAAAAAATAAACAAACCTATACGTTTAAGTTTAACTGGCGGTGAACCTACTGTGCATCCTAAAATTAATGATATATTAGAATGTGCTAGTGCTAGACTACAATGGCTAAGTGTTACAACTAATGCATTACGTTCCCCCGAATGGTATATTAAACAGCCTGTGGACCAATGGGTGTTTAGTTTACATTTTGACAATGAACATTCTATAAGAGCAACAGAAAATGTTGTTAGATATACACAGTTGCTTGATATGGAGAGTAAGGATACTAAATTTCAAGTAAACTTAATGTGTCATCATGAATATATGGAAGATGTAAAGGCTGCTGCTATTTTGTTAGATTCTCATCATGTTCCGTATGTAACTAGACGTATACGCTGGACTAAAGCAGATGACAGAGATTACTTTGACGATATGCGTTATAAAGAAAAAGACCTAGAATGGATACTTAGTAAAACTTCAACTGTTAAAGCAAATTGTGTTATCGACGGGGAACACAAAGTACATGCTAATGATATTATTAAGTACAAATGGAATCAATTTGAAAATTGGACTTGTAATGCAGGGCTAGAAAGTCTAATGATTAACTGGGACGGTGAAGTACATCGTGCTACATGTAGAGTAGGTGGGAGCTTAGGCAATATTTACGACGGTAGTTTTGAAATACCAAAAGAACCAATTGTTTGTACACGTAAATGGTGTACCTGTGCAGCAGACATTCCGTTGACTAAAGTAAACGTTGTTTCCTAGCATTTGTTTCTGGTTGACAATCACACACTCCTTGTTTCCTGCAAATAGTAGGTATTATTGTTGGAGCAAACTTGTTAATAAAATCTTCATCATAAATGTTATAGCATGTATCTAAATTATAAATTGGTTGTCCACAGCCTCCTCTAATATCACCAGTTTTATCAATAAAGAAAGTATCTATTCCAATATTACATTCCCAACCTGTAAAAATATTTTTATTGTTTAGCGATAGCCAGTTACGTGGAACTTCTTGTTCTGTTTTATCAGAAAAAATTACTGTAGGATTATTTCTAGGTAACTTCTCAGCACCGAGCCAATATTCTTTGTTAGGCCAACGCTTTAAAGAATTGCTAAGATAGTCTTTTTGTTCTTGTGTATATTTTTGTTTATCATTGTGTACTTCAAGTGCAGTAATTGGCCATTCATATTTGCTTTTCTTAAGTGCTTCAACTATAGAAACGCATTTGTCCCAAACAGTTGGATCCATTAATACCATTCCATTCACAGTTTTATTTTTAGTGTATAAAATATCACCAACTTCTGCAATGTGTGCAGGATCAACTCTTTCGTGATGACAACTTAACATAGTATGGTCAACATAATCGCCATACTCGTTCCACCATCGTATAGTTCTACTTCCATTAGAACTCATACTAATAACACACTTATGTTCTTCGCTAAAATATTTTACAAAAGTGCCAAACTCTCTCCATAATGTAGGTTCACCGCCGATTATATGTAGATGTATTTCACGTTTATTTCCATTACTTTTATAATAATCAATAATATGACTAAGATTATCTTTTATTCTTTCAAACTTAGGCCATGGTGTATCACCTTCGTGATATCCTGGAAAACAATACCAGCAATTATAGTTACAAATATTACTTAAAAATAATTCTATCCTTAAAATATCTTTAGGTATATTTGATTCTATTCTAATTATGTCTTTCATAGCAAATGCTCTAACTCTGGAAAAATACTTGAAGCTGATAAACCTCGTATATTGTCTAGTTTGTTTACATATTCTTTAAAACCTGATAACAACCGGCTGTTGTCATATTTGTGCATATAATTTAAAATGCCTTCCCACTGATTCCAACCTTTTGGATTTTTAACCCAAAAATCATCATCTTGAGTATAATTGTCCCACAACCATTGTTTTAGTTCATCAAATTTTTGTTGTACTTCTTGTTTATCCTTTTCTGGAAGTATTGAAATATTAAGAAATGTTGGAATATGTACTAGGTGTGCATTAACTAGTCCGCCGCCCATTACGTGTCCGTCAATAGTTCCTATATTCATTTTTTTAAAATTACTGTTTACTTTCCATTTTATAAAATCAGGTATATGTTTTATATTAAAAATTTGTATAGCTGTTGCTATGCTAACATGAATATTATCAGGCGTATTATCAAGTAAGTGCAGTGTGCGTTCTACATCTTTAAAACTTGTTGGATATCTTATATACTCGTCTCTTTCAAAACAAGCATCTATACTTACAGCAAATTTTACCTTTTTGAATTTACTCCAAATATTAATTAATTCTTCATCAACAAGTATACCATTTGAGTTATATCGAAGTAATATGTTTTGCGCATAGCCTTGACGTATGATTTCTTCTAAAAAAGTTTTATGTTCTTTAATCATTAACGGTTCGCCGCCTGCAAAGTACACTTGCTTTAGATTAGGTATTTGTTCATACAACTCGTCCCAAAATTTTCCTTCTTCATACCATTTGTTGTTAAACCCCTTTTTGTCCCAAGTCATTTGATTTTTAACTTCGGGGTCTTGGAGCACTGGTATAAGTTTTTTCCAATCACCTACCCATTTGCTACTATCATGAGGTGAACACATTACACACTTAATATTACAAGTATGTCCTAAGCGTAAATCTAAATATTGTAAACGACTAGGAACAGTACCATCTTCTTCTGTTTGTTGTATTAATTCTTCAACATCTAAACCTTCATCTTGTATCCAAAAGCCTGTTTCCCAAATACGTTTACTTACAATTCCTTGATCTTCTTCTTTAAAACATCCTGTACAACTTGCTGGTATATTACCTTCTAGCATAGTTTTACGAACACTACACATATACTTGTTATTAAATGCTTCTAACGGAGCAGTGTGTGCAAAGTTAGCAGGTTCTCCGTCCTCATTTTTAACCAATCCAATTTTATGATCAAAACCTGCTCCACTAGCATTTGATGTACAACACAATCTCATATCGCCGTTAGGGCGAGTGGCTAAATGTATCCACGGCAAAATACAAAATGTTGGTGAGCCTGTTATATCTTCAAGCTGTTTTTTATATTTTTCTATTGCCATTAGCTGCTTCTTTTTCCAATTATCATGTATCTATTATACAAAGGCAAAGATAATGTATCTTTGTATATAGGATTTATTTTACTCATTCTTACAAAATCATCAATATCAAACGCACATCTAATGTGTTCTTCAATATCAGTAAAATTATTACTTTGTAATACAATCAACGAATCTGCTGGTACTAAATCTAACCATGCTTCATACTGTTCTTGCGTTAAATGTTCGCAACTTGTATTAATAATAATATCCGCACCATAGTAATATTTAGACATGTCAGCAGTAATAGCTTGAAACTTACCATCAATGTGATATCTTTTGTTTATAGTATTTGCAACTTCTTCACATTCAGGGTCTATATCAATACTACTGATTGTAGTGATAGGAATGTTACTATTAAAAAGTAAACTAGCAAGTACACCATTCCAACCTGCACATATTTCAATAGAATTATCATCAAGTTCTATATGTTCTTGTAATTTTTCTATAAGCCATATTTTTGAATTTATTTGACCTTTCCAAAAACTTTCTAA